GACATCACCGATCTTCTCTGGATCAAACTTTTTCAGTTTGTCTTTGAAATCACGGATGAACTCAGCCGACACATCGCCGACGATTTTGATACGATAATCAAAGGTTTTCTTTGATTCTGCGAGATATTGTGCGAAGTTTTTCATATCAGGATCCTATGGATATATTTAGCGTTTCGTGTGTTTTGGCTGGTCTGCACGGTCTTTGAGCAGATGAGCCAGGAGTTCATTGCGATTGATCACATGGCCCTGGGCCGTGGGCATGGCTGGATCATCGATTCCGCCCTCTCGATCCAGTTTGAGTTTTTTCATCTGCAACTCGATCATCTTCAATTTTTTATTGAGCTTGGCGTTCTTGGCAGTGATCGCATGCCCCAGCATCTGGCTGGCCACAGCGAATATCTCAGATGCGTATCTGCTGTCCACGTTCATGCCCAGATCCATGAGATTGTCAAATTCTTTGGTGGCCTTGTCAGCCAGATCATCCATCTCGGCGTCGGATGCTTCTAGCCCGCGGACGGCGGGGAGGGCGGCTTCAATCTTGTCAAGAGCTGCCAGAGTTTCTGGCAGGACCGGCAGGTTCGTCTCGACGTCGTTGCCAGATTCGGCGGAGTCTGAATCCTGGGGTTCTTCGGTGGGTGGTAAGCCAAATAATTCTTCCAGTTTCTTTGTCATGCGGATATTTACCGCTATTTTGACCCGTTGCGGAAGATGTCGTCTTCGGTTATCACACGGAACTGTAGACCTTGTCTGCGGCACCATTTGGTAGCAGCGTCCCATTTGGCGTAGTTCACTGCTATCACGGCACGATCACGGGCAGATGCTTTGCTCTCTAGTATGCTCTGTTTTTTGGGTTTGATCTCGACTACCTCTGCGGACATCTTGTTGTTTTTGGTGCGATAGACCACGAGAAAGTCCGGCACATAGTTGGTCATCTTGCCGGTGAGGGGGTTACGATATGGTATAGAAATGCTTTCACTGGCCCACTGTAGGATATGATCATTGGTGTCACAGAAGTGCATGAACGCATGTTCCCATCCACTACGATATCTAGGCTCTCTTTTGCCTACGTATTTTTGCGGATTGGTGACTTTGTATATGCCCTGTGCGAACCTGCTCATGCCAAGACATTTCTCGCGGTATAATAATTGGGAGTGACTGCGGCATTGATGCCCAGCAAGGTGGACGGACTACGGAGCCCGTTGAGGTAATAGGCCAAGGTAGAATTGAGTTCTATCTTGTTGAGATCTCTGATCTCTTCCAACAAAGTCAGCACAGGTATGTTGGCTTCATCGCTGATACGGAACAGAGTGGATGAGAAATTGTCTGCGGCCAACTGTGTGTCAAACACCGATGAAAAGTAAGAATTGACCACGTCATATTCGTTGGCATCTACGTCCAAGACAAACTCGTAGAATTCGTCGAAGATCCTTACTGTCTGATCTACACTATCATTGACTGCGTTGACTGTGCCCATTATCTAGTACCTCGTGGTGGAGTTGGAAAAATCGGTGCCTGTAATCTCTGCTGTATGGAAGGCTGATTGCCTCCGGGCTGTTGTCTTACCTGTCCCGGAATGGTGTTCCGTAACACATCTTTGATGCCGGCGTTGGCTTCTTCTCTGGCTATGGCTTTGAGATTCTTGCCTTTGAATGTCTGGAAGGCTGTTCCAGCTTTCTGTACCGCACCGATCACACCGGCCACGGATCCAGTCTGTAGATCTTGATAGATACCGATGCCGGCATCCAGCAGTCCGCCCTGTCCCAGGATGCTCTGTGTGCCGCCAGGCCTTGACAGAGGACTTTTCACTTGATCGTATGTGTTGGGGTCCGCGAATCCCTGTGCGTTGGTGTCTGGTCGTGCCCGGCCGATCGCACCCGAATAGTATTTCACGGTCTCGTACTGCACGGTCATGGAGTTTTCCATGATGCCGTCGCCCTGGGTGTAGTCATAGGTGTCGTGATTGAATTCGGTGATCATGGGATTGATCAACACATACTCCACGAACTTGTGTTGGTTGAAACCATATATGGAAATATCTTTGAAAAATGGTGGTTTGCCAGTGGCTGAATTGGTACCGTCCTGATAGGATTCACCTATGTATCCCCAATCATTGACGTATCGATCGTTGGCATAGATGTCTCGGTTGTTGTAGGAAAAGCCCGTGGTCTGGGTCTGCGAAGGTCCAATGCTTCCATTGGTGGCAGGCTGGCCACGATAGGGCTGGTTAGGATCTTTGTAGTAGTAAGCGTAGTAGTTGTACCACATGGTACGGATGGCATCTCCGCCGTCGTCGTGGAAGGCCACACGCACCGGTTGATAGTTGATCTTTTTCTGTACCAAGCGTTTGCGATTGTACTGATTCAGTGTTTCTACGTCGATCTGATATTTTGGCAGCTCGATGTTCTTGACCAAGAGGCCGATGACCTTGCTTTCTCCGGCACCGTAGATCTGCCGCAGGGGCGGAATCTCGGTGTTGATGTTGAAATACACATGGAAAAGGAACTTGAGGCGAGGACTGTTCTCGTAACCGTTGGTACGGAAAGTCTTGCTCGCATGGGTGTAATCTTTGAGATAGTCATTCCCAAAGAAGGTCTTGAGGAAATCCTGCCCAAAGGCCATGGCAGGATTATCCTGTTATGACGTCGTTGACTGTTCTCGCGACCACGGCACCAATGCCAGTGCCCAGCGGTGTCTGTAGAGCATTGTCAAAACGTATGGTCAGTGCGATAGTGACTGGTTCACTGGTGCCATAGTTGAGATCGTTGTAGTTGGCCTGTGTCACATAGCAACCGTACAGTTCCCAGGTCTCCAGGACCACGGGTACAGCCGTACCGTTTCCACCGTCCAGTATCTCACACTTGGTCAGAAACTTATAATCGATGCCCGAAGCAGCCGATGCTTGCTCCATGAAGTCTAATTGCTTCTGGAGTTGTTCGCCTACCAAGCGTGCCACTTGTCCGCTGGCATCATCGCGTAGGTTGACCGTGGTAGTCTCCCAAGCATGTTTACCGGCGAGATACAATTTGCTGTTGTAAATGTCGATGGGGATCTCATCAAAAGTGACCGAAGGTCTGGCAAAATCAATGACCTGCTTGGTGAGCTCGGTCCTTGGCGTAGATACGCCAAAGTTTTCAAACACCACACGGAAGCGGTATTTGAGTTTGGGCATGAGCAGGCCTTGGGTCGGATTGCTCTGATCGCTCGCCAAAGGCACCGTCATTCTAGTTAGTGATGAAACGGCCATATCTTGTTCTCCTTGATGCAATTATTTATGGCCGATGAGGCCAAAAAAAATGGGGGTCACGGCCCCCATTTTCCTGTCTAGCGATGCCGTTAGACCGTGGCCGATGATGCCGTTTGGCCGCTGGCGATCTCGCCGGTGTTCTTGATCCGCAGAGGAATGTAGATGAATTCAACTGCTTTCACTGGCTCGATAGCGATATCGACATAGAGTTCGTTTCTATCGATACGTGCTGGAGTGTTATTGGAGTCGTCGCAAACGATCAGATAATCGTAGACGCCACGCTTGGCCACTAGATCGATCATGAGTCCATCGATGGCATTGGTGATCTCGTTGCGGGTGATCTGATCGTTGGGTTCAAACACGAAGGTCTTGGCGATCTCTTCCAGACGTCCACGGACGAACGCGATCAAGCGGGCGACATTGATGCGATCCAGGGCCGACGGTGTTCCGGCTTCGGTCTTGTTACCGTAGTTTGTGATACCCACCCCAGGTATGAACGTGATGGGGTTGATCCGGTTGGTGTACAGCACATCACGGACGCCCTGTCCCGTGGCTATGGTCACGAATTCACCGGTCTGTCCGTTCACATACCCAATGCGATCAGCGTTGTCGATCACGCCACGACGCACACCCGCAGGTGCCAACCAGGGGAAGGCCACCTCATCACTGCGGATTATGGTACGCAACATCATGTGGCTGGGAGGCTGTACCACGGGTGATCCAGATAGATCAGTGGTCTGGCAGGATGGATAGAACGTGGCCAGATACGTATCTGCTGTGACCAGGCCCACTTCACTGTCTACCGAAGTACCGCTGGTATTTGTTGCCCATGCCGTGATGTCTGTGCCGGTGGGCGGTAATCTCAATGGTGTGTCGCCGATCACGAAACCGGTATTGCTACGCTCGTTGTTGAGTGCTACCATGTTGGGGATCAATTCAGGATATTGAGGTGCGGCCAAGAGATTGAACTGGACCTGCTCTTCTCTCAGCGTGTCCTGGGTGTCAATGGCAGACTTCATGGCATCGACCACTAGCTTACGCACCGCCTGGCGGCCCATGAATGGTGATCCATCGTTGCGATTGCCTGATACTGTGACCCAAGCATTGGTTTCTAGCGGAGACCAAAAAGTGGTATTGGTGGGTACATTGCCTGTGGTCGTAGCGATCGCTACATACAAGGCAGCATTGTACAGCACCTTGTTGCCGATGACATAGGTGGTAGCCGACGAATAAGATCCAAAGTCAAAATCAGAAGCATTGAAATAATCGCTTTCAAAAGCCTTGACATTGAATCCAGTGCGTCTTGTATTAAACAACAGGGTACCAGCCGCATACAGTGTCGAGTCTGGTGCATCGATATCAAGATACGAACTTGACAGCAGACTCACTATGGTGGGATAGGGATCCGTGATCGGATTCGTGGTCCCATTGGGGGCCCATCGTGCATCCGCGAACAGGATGCCGTTTTCTGTGGTCTGATCCGAATTCACGATCTGTACCCACTGCAACACACCATCTACTTCTTGCCAGCGTTTGATGTTGGGATACAGTTCGAGGTTGCTGGTATCGATCCAGAGATCACCTTGTACCAATGGGGTTTCGTCGCTTTGTTCGTAAGGTGCAGTGACCGAAATGATGGGACCAGCAGGATCGGTGTTGGTAAGATTAAATCCACGCACGTCATTGTTCACGGTCTTGTAACCAGCCCAGCCATTTTCAGTGTTGATCATGATGTCAACCT